AAAGGTATATAAACGCCCTATTTTTAACATTTCCCAACACATTTTTAACAGTTGTTAGCACAGTTTGGCACGCTTTTTGCTGTGAGCCGTGCCAAAAAAGCAGATGAAACGAAGTTTAACATTTCGTTAACACAGTTTAACGATGAGTAACTGGGCGTGGCACAAGCCTGATGCCTGACGTAGGGTGTGAAGCCGGGTGTTGCACAAGCCTGACTATTCCGATGTGACCCCGATGTGCGCACGCCTGACGTATCTTATGTAGCTTATGCCACCGATGCCACATATCTCCACCATCGCCACAGAAGCCAAATAAGCCGCCTACAGGGCATTAAAAAAGACCCCGTGGGCAACAACACCACACAGGGTCTTACAAGGGCACAGGGCTTATTTTATAAGGTGAAGCCGAAAAGCGCAAAAACTGAGAAAAAAGAAAAAAATCGCCAATTAAGACATTTTAACAAAAATAATTTGGTGGGTTCAAAAAATCGCCGTATCTTTGCAGCGTGATTCAGAAATGAAGTTTAATTTAAAATTAGGCAATATGGACAGAGAAAACAAAGAAAAGGCACTTTTGAAAGTGTTTCAAAGTCTTTGCAAATCTTGTGACGATATGGATTTCGTTGCAAAAGACTTGACCGATGAGAAAAAAGATTTGCTGAATGCCATAAACGATACAGTCTTCAACGCAAGACATGTGGTGGCAGAAGTTCTGATTCAGGACAAGAAAGACGACCTGTTGTTGGAACAGTTACAGAAAGAGTTTCAAATCGTTCTTGACTTCTTGTCAGAAAACAGACTGATGATCAAGTTCATAGAACACAAAAGTAAGTACAATGACTAAGAAAGACAAGATTGAGGTGGCAGAATCCACCTGTGCAGTTGTCCTTTGGACTATTATCTGCTTTGCAGTTTTATGCGTCTTTGGTTCTTGCAAGACTTCACAGAACGTTGAAGCAAACGGACGCACAGTTATAGTAACAACAGACACCACAGTGGTAAATCACAGTGGTTACATTAAAATTCAGAAGTGATGGAAGACAGAAACGACTATCAGGAAAACCTGTTTAACGCTTTGACTGCATTAAACGGTCTGGTACAGACCAAAGAAATGTGCAGCGATGACAAAGCAGTTATCAAGGTGAACAGATTCAGAAGATGGTTGATAGACCGAATCGAATCTGAAAAAGTGAGTGAATAACAGTTTATAATAAGTTTAACATTTAAATTTTATCAATTATGTTTAGTTTCAGTAACACATTCAACAAGACTTCTTTTGGTATTGACACCAAAGATTACGAGTACATCAAGTTGTCAGAAGTAGCACAGGCTTCTTCACCTGACGAGATTCACCCTATCAACGGTTTGTACGTTCACGGTTCTGCTTTGGGTGATTCACCTGTAGTGATTGACGTACAGGCAAAGAAGTTGGTCAACATGCCAAAGCACCTTGGCGAGACATTCCGTGAGATTCTTGCCAACGCAGATGCAGTACAGGCTATCAAGGACGGTAAGGTAGGTTACACCATCTACACTTACGAGTCACACGCAAAGACATGCTACGGCATCAACTTCGTTGACATCAACAAGTAATTGAAGTTTCACACATAGGGCACGCTTATTCTTTAGGTGTGCCCTTTAATTTTAAGAAATTATGGGCATGAATCCGATAGGCTTTAGTGGAAGAACGTTTTCGTTCAACAAAGCCGTTATAAAGCAAAGAATCATCGAAGCAAAGATGGCTTCACCTGAGTACAAAGCTGAGATAAGAAGAATCTTTCAACAGGCTAACAGACGTATTCAGAACATCGAATCAAAGGGTCTTGTATCGCCAGCAGTTATGGCGTTGAACAAGGGCGACATCAAAGGCTTTACAAAGTTTTCGATGAAGCACAGTTGGGAAGACCTGAAAGCAGAATATGCAAAGGCGGTTGGCTTCTTACGACAGCCTACATCGACCGCCACAGGTGTGCGAGAGTACAACAAGCACCTGATGGATGCCTACGACCTGACAGAAGACGAGTTCGACCTGATGGCACAAAAGATTCAGGACAAGTTCTTGTCTGTGTCTGATGAAAACTTCGTGGAACAGTACCTGATGAGATACAAGGACTTCACAGGTGAGCTTGAAACAGAAGCCGCAGACGTTTCAGACCAAATTGAAACAGACGCTGCAAGGTTGGAACAGGCGATAGAACAGGACTTGGAAAAAGACGCACAGAATGTGTTGGACTATGCCAACAGCATTAAAAGCGGAATAATGAGTACCTTGAAAAAATTCGGTCTATAATGAAAAAGAAGAAGAATTTTTGTTTGCATGATGAAGTCTATTCACCAAAAGACATAACAGCCGTTCTTGACATGGCGGTTGACGATTCCTGTTTGCGTGGGAATAACAAGAAACAAAAGTTCTTTGATATTCCTGTATGCTTTGACATAGAAACGTCTTCGTTCTACAAGAGTGGTGACAATTACCTGTCTTATGAGCAGCATGTGAAACTTGGTGTCAAGTTGGAAAAGTGTTCCTGTATGTATGTGTGGCAATTTGGAATAAACGGTTACTGCATAGTCGGGCGCACATGGGAAGAGTTTACGGAAATGATGGAAACGATTTCTGATTACTTGCAGTTGTCAGAAGACAGGCGTTTGATAGTTTACGTTCACAACCTGGCTTATGAGTTTCAGTTTATCAGAAACCGTTTCACGTGGAACAAGGTATTTTCAATAGACCTGAGAAAACCGATTTACGCAATAACGGAATCCGGTATAGAGTTTAGATGTAGCTACCTGTTGTCAGGTTATTCGTTGGCTAAGTTGGGCGGTCAACTGATGAAGTATAAATGCGAAAAGATGGTGGGCGATTTGGACTATTCCCTGTTGCGACACAGTAAGACACCCCTGACGGAAAAGGAGATGGGGTATTGCCTGAATGACGTGAAAGTGGTGATGTGCTATATTCAGGAAATGATAGAACGGTATAAGGGCATCACACATTTACCGATTACTAAGACAGGCTTCGTCAGGAAGTATTGTCGCAAACATTGCCTGTACTGTGAAGACGAGTTCGGGAAGACAGTCCAAAATTGGACGTACATAAACACGATTCACGATTTGAACATAAGTGGTGCTGATGAGTTCAACACGCTGCAAAGGGCATTTAGTGGTGGCTTCACACATGCGAATGCGAACCACACAGACGATGTAATTGAAAACGTGAGCAGTTATGACTTCACAAGCAGTTACCCTTATGTGATGGTTGCAGAGCAGTTTCCGATGAGTTCGGGTGTGCATGTTAAAGTGAAAAGCAAGAAGCAATTTGAGTTTTTCCTGTCTGCATACTGTTGTATCTTCGACATCGAATTTACGAAAATAATGAGTTGTCAGGTACAGGACACCCCTTTGTCTGTTTCAAAGTGCTTCTACAAGGAAAACGTGGTGGAAAACAACGGTAGGGTCTTTTCTGCTGACAGGGTAGTGACGACAATAACCAACGTGGACTATAATGTGTTCAAGATGTTCTACACTTGGGAAGAAGAAAAGGTGGTGGATATGTGGTGTTACAAGAAAGACTATCTGCCGGCAGAATTTGTGAAGTCTATTCTTCACCTGTACGCCAGCAAGACGACCCTGAAAGGTGTGAAAGGTAAGGAAGTGGAATATCTCAACAGTAAGGAAATGCTGAATAGCTGTTATGGCATGTGTGTGACGAATCCTTTGCGTGATGAGTTTACATATAACGGTGATTGGGACGTTTCGCACCTGACAGCCGATGAGATAAACGAAACACTTGTCAAGTACAACGACAGCCGAAACCGATTCCTGTTTTACCCTTGGGGTGTCTTCGTAACAGCTTATGCAAGACGAAACCTGTTTACAGGCATCTACGAATGTGGTGATGATTACATCTATTCAGACACCGATTCCGTGAAGTTGAAGAACGGCAAAGCGCATGAGCAGTACTTCAAGGAATATAACAGTATGGTGGAATATAAACTCAGACAGGCTGCAAAGCATCACAAAATATCTTTTGAACTGTTTGAGCCAAAGACCATCAAAGGCATAAACAAGCTGATGGGTGTTTGGGATTTTGAGGGCACATATAGCCGATTCAAGACGCTTGGTGCTAAACGCTACATGGTTGAGGAAGAAGACGCTTTGACCGTTGGCGGTAAAAGTTACCCGGTATCTCTTACGGTAAGTGGTGTGAACAAGAAAAGTGCCGTGCCGTGGTTACTTGAAACATACGGACAGGACGGAATCTTTGAAGCATTCACCAACTACCTGGCAATACCGCCAAAGGCGACAGGCAAGAACATTCACACCTACATTGACTATGAGCAACAGGGAGTGTTGACTGATTACCTTGGTGAACCCTGTGAGTTCCATGAACTGTCAGGCGTGCATCTTGAAGCTACAGGTTATTCACTTTCGTTGTCTGTTATGTATTTGAACTTTTTAATGGGTATAAAATTTAAAGATTAATAGTTATGTTTGGAAAAAGTAAAAAACCAAAGTATTACAGTTTATCTGGAATCTTGGAAAAGAATGCCGATTACAATATCATTTTCGGTGAACGTTCAAACGGTAAGACTTATGCCTGTTTGGCTTACATGATTATCAACTACGTTGAAACAGGCGAACAGAGTGCATACGTCAGGCGTTGGCGTGAAGACCTGAGAGGAAAACGTGCAGAATCGCTTTTCTCAGGTCATGTGGCAAACGGTTTCGTTTCTCAGGTGACGAAAGGTAAGTACAATGAAGTTTTCTATCTTTCGGGAAAATGGTTCTTGTCTTACTATGACCGTGACAAGGGGAAACGATTCCCTGACGACAAGCCGTTCTGTTATGGCTTCTGTCTTTCAGAACAGGAACATGACAAGTCAACAAGTTACCCGATGATAACTACGGTTGTGTTCGATGAGTTTATCACAAGGCGTTATTATCTGCCTGATGAGTTTATGCTGTTTATGAACGTTCTAAGTACCATCATCAGAAACCGTTCAAACGTCAGGGTCTTCATGCTCGGTAATACCGTGAACAAGTTCTGCCCTTACTTTGGCGAAATGGGTCTTGATAACATTCAGAACATGCCACAGGGAAACATCGACCTGTATCGTTTCGGTGAAGACGGTGCAACGGTGGCGGTTGAGTATTGCGACACCTTGGAAAAGGAAAAGCCGTCAAACAAGTACTTCTGTTTCGGAAATGAGGCTTTGCAGATGATTACGGGCGGTAAATGGGAGCTTGCAGCATACCCTCACTTGCCACACAAATACAAGCCAAAGGACGTGCTTTTCACTTACTTCATCGAGTTCAACGGTACGGTCTTACAGGCAAACATCATTCAGGTTGACGATGAGTGTTTCACCTACATTCACGCAAAGACGACACCTATCAAGGACACAGAAAACAGCCTGATTTATTCGCTTACGATGAACGGACGACCGAACTACAAGCGAAAGCTGATAAGTTCTGCAACCGAACTTGAAGCAAAGGTTTCACGCTTCTTTGTGACCGACAAGGTGTTCTATCAGAGCAACGAAATCGGGGAAATTGTACGTAATTACATAATGACAAGTACAAAGAATAACATTTTAAGTGTTAAATAATGTAAATCGTGCGGAGATACGAATATTTATTCGTATCTTTGCAAAAGATTTAAAATTTAATATTTATGAATATGGACGAAGTTACATCATTAATCAGCAACGTTGGATTCCCGATAGCTGTCTGTGTCGCCCTGTTTTATTTTATGATGAAACAGGAAGACAAGCACAAATCAGAAACTGACAAGCTGAGTGCTACAGTTGAAGCAAACACGAAAGTTTTGACGGAACTTTGCACATTAATTAAAACTTTGGTAAAATGAAGAAGTTAGATAACATATACAGTAAATATCAGGCACAGGTGAAGACAAAGGACGTTGCAGTAACGTCTTTTATAGAGCATACTCTGGCTATCACTCAGTCGATGTTCAAGTATGACGGTCTGCCTGAATCCATCCCACAGGTTGAACTTGAACGCCTGTTACAGGAAGATGGAAAATGTGCCATAGCAAAGGTAGGCGATGCCCTGTACGCCCTTGGCGGTTCGACAGGTGGTGAACAGGACGCATACGGACGACCACTTGATTACATCGTGGCAAATCCTTGGTTGAAGTTGAACAAGACATTCAGAATCGGTTCTGATTGTGTCCTGATGGAAAACGACACCAACGGACAGAGCCTGTTGCCTATCATAGGTAAATATGCGGTTCTTTACACAGACGGTCTTATTTCGTTGAACACAGCTTCGATTCTGACAAGAATCACTATGCTGATAAGTGCTTCTGACGACAAGACCAAACAGAGTGCAGACGAGTTCCTGAAAAAGATTCTGAACGGTGATTTCTCGGTAATCGGTGAAAACAGTTTCTTCAAGGGTGTAACGATGCAGACCGCCAACGTTTCCAACAGCCAGTACATTAATCAGCTTGTTGAACTTGTGCAGTACTACAGGGCATCAATGCTCAACGAACTTGGCTTGAACGCCAACTATAACATGAAGCGTGAACGCCTGAATCTCGGTGAGGTTTCCATGAACGTGGACGTTCTTCTGCCTTATGTGGAAAACATGCTCAACAGCAGACGTGAAGCACTCGCACAGGTTAATGACATGTTCGGTACTGACATCAGGGTGGACTTAAATTCTTCTTGGAAGTTGGAACATGAAAACTTCTTGGCTTTGTCTAAGGACATCGAAAAGGTTGAAACTGAGGAAACAGAAGAAACAACTGAAACCAAAGAAACGACCGAAACAGAAGAAACTTCTGAAACAGAAGAAACCAAAGAAACTTCTGAAACAGAAGAAAAAGAAGAAAAAGAAGAAACTTAATTCGTATTGACTATGTTATTCAAAGAATTATTCATAAACGATAATAAACTTTTTGGGGTCATATTTAAACAGAGATACCCCGAAATTTATGCAGAGATATTCGGTGACGCAACAAATCCCGATACCTTTGCTTTGGTGCAGTTCGGTAACAGGACGGTTCTTGATTCATTCAATGAAACCAACTGCAAGGACTATACAGGTGCGATTCTTGACATGTGCGTTGATACGTTCAAAAGTCAATTTGAGGTCTTCAATAAGAAGTATGATTTCCTGAAACCTGTGCTTCAAAGCACATCGACCAACAAGACCGTGACGGTACAGGAATCAAACACAGACGGTATCACTAAGAGCGATAAGGCGTTCAACGATACAGGCTTCAATGAAGATTCCAAAGAAGACAAGTCAAACGCAAAAGACCGCACGGAAACGGAATCAGGAACGTCAGAACGTACAGGATTCAACGGTAACGTGACACAGGCTATGCTTGACGAATATCGTGCCAGACTGATGAATGTGCGTGAAGACATCATCAAAAGTTTAGTTAGCTATTTAACATTAAGTATTTATAATAATTAATTATTTTAAATTTTATGGAAGTAAAACAGATTTATTTGCTGATTAATTCAGTAAGTGGTGAGGTACTCGGTAAGACCGACATCGTTAATGAAGACCTCACAGGTGTTGTTGACCTTGGTAAGGAAGTGTTTAATCAGGGCGCAGTTGATAACTACGTGAAGTCCTTGGTAAACCACATCGGCAAGGTGGTGTTCGTGAACCGCCCTTATGCAGGTAAGATTCCGTCTGTCCTGATGGACGCTTGGGAGTTCGGTTCTGTGCTTGAAAAGATTTCAGCAGACGTTCCAGCCGCTGAGGAAAACGACACTTGGAATCTCACAGACGGTCGCGAGTACAAACAGGACATTTTCCACAATCCTGTTGTATCTGCTAAGTTCTTCAACTCAAAGGTTACTTTTGAAGTGCCTGTTTCTATCACAGAACGTCAGGTCAAGGAATCTTTCAGTTCTGCTGCACAGTTGAACGGCTTCTTGTCTATGATTTACTCAGCAGTTGAGAAGTCTATGACTATCAAGACCGATGCACTCATCATGCGCACAATCAACAACATGATTGGTGAGACCCTGTTTGCAGATGCAGCCAAATTCACAGCATCAAAGAGCCTCAATTACGCTTCTGCTTCAACTGTACGTTGCGTGAACCTGTTGTATCTCTACAATCAGACAAAGGGCACATCTTTGACTGCTGACAAGTGCCTGACAGATGCCGAATTTATTCGCTTTGCATCTTATCAGATGGGCTTGTACGCAGACCGTTTGCAGTCTATCTCTACACTCTTCAACGTTGGTGGCAAGGAGCGTTTCACACCAAAGGACGCTTTGCACACAGTCCTGTTGTCCGACTTTGCAAAGGCTGCACAGTCTTACCTGTACGCAGACACAAAGAACATGGAACAGGTTCTGTTGCCAAACGCTGAGACTGTTGCTTCTTGGCAAGGTAGTGGTCAGGATTACAGCTTTGCACATACTTCTGCTATCAATATCAAGACAAGCGGAAACCACGATATTAATATCGGTGGTGTGCTCGGTGTGATGTTCGACCGTGATGCCCTTGGTGTTTGCAACCTTGACAAGCGAGTAACCACCAACTACAACGCAAAGGCAGAGTTCTTCAACAACTATTACAAGTTCGATGCCGGTTACTTCAACGACACCAACGAAAACTTTGTAGTGTTCTTTGTTGCCTAATTTTGGACGGTGGTACATTATTACGGTGTGCCACCGTTTTTACTTTAAATTCGATTTGCTATGTTAGTACTTAAAAGAATATATCAGAATGAACACTATACTATTGGTAAGCTATATGATGGTGATACTTACCTGTGCGATACTCTTGAACCGCCTAAGAATGTGAACCACCCTTGTATTGACAAAGGTACGTACAGAATCGGGTACATCTATTCAAACATGTTCGGGCGAAAGATGCCGTTTCTGTTGGAAGTCAACGGACGCACAGGAATTATGATTCACCCAGGTAATTACCCAAAGGACACCAAAGGTTGCATCTTGGTTGGTAAAAATCTTGCGAAAGGTTCGGTGTCGAAGTCAAAGGACACCTTTCAGAACGTGGACGCAATAATTCAGGGCATCATCAATTTACATGGTCATGTAACTATAACGGTACAATAGTATGGATATTCTGTTTTATAAATACAATGGTGAGCGCAACAAGATAAACAAGGTTCTTGGCGACCCTGTTACTATCACAGGCAAGATTTCCGAAATGGATTTCTTCACGCCTGAGATTTGTGTGCGTGGTGAAGTCAAAGGCTTTACGATGTGCTACGTTGAATCTATAGGAAGATATTACTTCATAGATTCCGTAAGATATGACGGTGACAAGGCTATTCTGTCTTTGTCCTGTGATTCCCTTATGACATTCAAGGAACAGATTCTTGAAGCTACAGGCGAGATTTACGCAACAGACACCCCTAACAAGTATGATGGCGATTACAAGCCTGTCTGTGATGTAAGGACGCAGAAGCAGAAGATTCCGTTTCCCCTGAATGAACTGAGTGAAGACGGTTCAATAGTTATGATAACAATTAAAGGTAATAGATAATGGCAAGTACTTACAACATCAATTATAACTTTGAAAGATGTACTGACAGAGGGTCTGACAAGACGTTTATAAATGACGGTGCAACGTGGTGTCATGTAAAAGCGGAAGCAGTTAACGGTTGCACTTTCGTGGAAAACGATGCTGCCTGTAAAATAGAAATGTTCTATAACGACAGGTGGATGCCTATTTATATGAACCTTACAAAGGTTTCGCCAGAAGAAGACCAACTGATTATTAATGGCAAAAAGTCAGGAATAACAAGTGACGGTACGTTTCTGCACAGAAGATTCAGTTTTCCGTCAGGATATACGGGTGATGCCGACTTCTATGTAAAAGCAAGTGGTGGAACACCCGCACCTGTGCCTACATTAAGCGTAACCAACAACGTTGCACATACCACATACAGGACAAAGACAAGTGGAAGCAACACCGTTATAACGTTGACCTGTGATGATGGATTCACCTTTGACGGTACACCTACAGTAACTTATGGTGCAGACCCTGACGACCCGTTTTCAGAAGCATCAACAGCCGATATGACCGTTTCCGGTAACGTTGCTACATTCAGTCTTGCTACAGCTTCTTACGGTGGTTCTGCTACCTTGGACGGTAATACCAAATCTGTTGCGCCACCTGTGCAGCCTGTTTCGGTTACAAACAATGTAGCACACACCACGTATCAGAAAGAAGTACAGGGCGACAATACTGTAATAACCCTTACCTGTGATAGTGGTTACACTTTTGACGGTGTGCCGACCGTGACTTATGGAGCAGAGGGAACAACGGAAAATATGAACGTTTCAGGTAACGTTGCCACGTTCACGCTTGCGACAGCTTCTTATGGCGGTTTTGCTACATTAAGCGGTAACACCAAAGAAGTTATTCCAGAGCCGCAGAATAATATCTCAGGTACGACCTACACAGCAGAAGAAGACCCTTTCGAAGAATCGACAACTGTGACGATTACCTGTAACGATGGACTTGTCTTTGACGGTGTGCCTACGGTTACTTACGTCAACACATCAGGACGGCAGACGTTTGCACCAACTACCGTGAACGAAACGAATACGGTGGCGACTGCCGTAATAGCAGACCTTAAATACATCGTTTCCTTGGACGGTAATACGAAACCGAAACCTGTTGCACCTACAGAGCCGACAGTAACCAACAATGTGCCTGATTCTACAGAATCACACACCGTGGACGGTCATTCTGTGACTGTGAACCTGACATCTAAAAAGGTGATGCTGAATGTGTCCTGTGCATACGTTGCAACAGATGGAAGCAGTAAGAACGTGCCTGTAACGGTTAACGTTGTTGTCGATGATATTAAGGACACCGACAATGTTACGTCAAACGCTTCTGTTACTTTGCCTGACGTTGACTTCAACAGTCCTGTTGTAATCTCAGGTGAATCTAAAAAGGCTATTCGTATAGATTATACCCTGACAGGCTGCACACCTGTTGCACAGCCTACATACTGTTTCGTTGGCGAACCGCTTACTATCACGTTAAATGCTGATAGCGGTAATCAATTTGATGAACCTGACAAGTGTAAACTTACAGGCTATTCACAATTTGCGACACCATATATCGTACCTATGACGATAGATGACGACAAGTTGACCGCAACAGGTACAATAACGCCTACAGTTGGAAGTGCCGACCGTGATGATTGGTACATCATAGTTGAGGGTGTTGCGAATCCACAATCAGAGCCTACAAAGAAGTATGGATTCATCAATGCTTATGTGTTGAACGAAAAGAATCTTGAAGACTTTGCGACCGCCAGATTTGTACCTTATACAGGCGATGTTGGCAGCACCAAAGAAGACCCGATTTCTTACGACCTTGGCGATTACGTTAACAGGGTCAAAAGATTCTTCTTTCAGGTTGACAAGGGGTCTTCATCGAAGCTGATGTGCGGTAACTTTATGGTTGACACTGCTGTGTATAACTTGGCATCAGACACAAAGGTGATTTCTTTCGGTTCTGTTGAGATTCCAAACGTGACACAGAGCACAGCCGACTATGACACAGAGTTGAACCTGTTTGTGCCGTTTATCGGTCTTGAATCGTTGCCTGTTGACCTGATAGGGCACACCGTTGGACTTGAACTGAGGGTCAATTTACTCGGTGGTGGTGGTGTCTATGTTATGACCTGTGACGACAGAATCGTATGGACGAAAGAAGTTGAACCGTGCAGCGATGTTCTTTTCAGAACACAGAAACAGCAGATTCAGGTTGTCGGCGGTTCAAAGTTCGATTCAACGTACCTGATGGGTCTGACACCTTACATCGTTCTGCAAAAGAAGACTATCACAAGCACAGGCGTTGAAACCGCTTCTTCACGTCTTACTAAGGTCAAAGACGTTTCAGGCTTTACAAAGATGGTGAATGTTAAATTCGCAGACACCACTAATATGTTGACTGATGATGTTAACACTATTATAAACATTTTGCGCAACGGCTTCACCTTATAAAATAAGCCCTGTGCCCTTGTAAGACCCTGTGTGGTGTTGTTGCCCACGGGGTCTTTTTTAATGCCCTGTAGGCGGCTTATTTGGCTTCTGTGGCGATGGTGGAGATATGTGGCATCGGTGGCATAAGCTACATAAGATACGTCAGGCGTGCGCACATCGGGGTCACATCGGAATAGTCAGGCTTGTGCAACACCCGGCTTCACACCCTACGTCAGGCATCAGGCTTGTGCCACGCCCAGTTACTCATCGTTAAACTGTGTTAACGAAATGTTAAACTTCGTTTCATCTGCTTTTTTGGCACGGCTCACAGCAAAAAGCGTGCCAAACTGTGCTAACAACTGTTAAAAATGTGTTGGGAAATGTTAAAAATAGGGCGTTTATATACCTTT